TGTCGGATTGGATAATAAGGGGGCCGGTAGTGCCGATGTAGGACAATCCTCCACCCATCCACACATAAGCCCGCCACCCATAGAAGCTGGCAGGATTAGGCGGGGGCACCGGGTTGGTCGGGTTACACGTATCCGGCCCTTGCAATGGCTGCACGACCAGCGCTGGATCATCAGCGCATCCCCACTCGATTCGCTTGTAATTGATGTCGAGGTTAATTGGCAGGCTATTGGCATAAGTTAGAGTTGTGCCAGGGATGACATCACCATTGTCATTAATTTGCGAGACCGTCCAGATGCCGTTCGTGCATGGCGGCGGCACGATCTCGCAGGTCTCGGGATCGCGGGTCAGCCTCTCGCCGTCACCCAGATCCTTGGTGTCGTCGACGTTGTCATCCGTGTCATCCGGCCCATCCGCTGGGCTGTCGGCAGGCGGCGCCCCTCCTGGGGGCAGCAATCCAGGCGGGGTCTCGGGAGGATGAATCTGCCCCCCATCAATCGCACTCCCCACCGTGAACGTCTCCGCCGGCACCGTCGTGTCGCCCGAGCTGTTGACGTCGCAGCCGACTCCCGTCTTGTTGCTGGTCAGCAGGATGCCGCTGCCGGTCGTGCCGGCCACGTCCAGCGCCACCAGGCTGCGGCCCTGCTCGTCGATCGGCAGGTGCGTCGCCTCAATCTGCACGTCGCCCTCTGCGGTCTGCGTGATCCGGTCGACCTGGTAGAGGAAGTCGTGCACGCCCGGCGTCATGCCGGCCACGTTGCGCTCCAGCCTGACGCGGCAGATGTCGCCCGGCGCCAGCAGCGTGTTGAACGCCTGGGCCCGGCTGACCCAGCGGGCGGTATGCGTCACCCACCTGCGCCGGGATCGGATGTAGGCCGCGACCTTGACGGCGTGGTTCTCGCGGGTGCAGAACCGCGACAGGTCGTGCTGCTCGTACGGTCCATCTGCCGCCTCGGACTGATAGCGCACCTCGCTCGTGCGGATGATCCCGAAGTCGTCGGTCAACTGTTGCCGCCAGATCGCTTGCACCACGAACGGCTTGCGGTCTGCCAATGGGACGTAGCTCAGCTCGAACGATCCGGGCAGGATGTAATCCTCGTTGAACAGATATTCCCACGCGATCGCAGTCGTCTTGATGGTGCCGTTCGCGTTGACCGGCAGCACCGGCCGCAGGCCACGCTTGCCGCCGCTTCGTGTCTGGGCCAGCAGGAAGTACGGCGCGAGCTGAGCGGCGAAGTCCTCAAGGTTGCCGCTGTTGGTGATGTTGATGTCGCAGGTCAGGTTGTTGGCGCTCAGGAATGTCGCCGCCGCCGTCAGGCTGGTGGTGTCGATCATCGCCGACGGCAGGCGTGAGCAGTTGACCAGGGCCCACTGATACAAGTCAGCGAAGTTGTTGCTGCTGCCGACGGTGCCCTCGATCAGTCGCGGCACCTCCATGCCGTTGCGGATGAAGCAGTGCACCTGCCGGTTCCACTGGTCGACGCCGTTGGGCACCGTGACCGTGAACGACAGCGTGCTCATCCCGGAGTAGAGCCCCACCGTCCCGCAGTAGTAGGGGCACTCCGGCATGGTGTAGCCCACCTGCGCCGTCACGTAGTTGCCTGGCGTCCAGGTGCCGGCCCGGCGGTCGTAGGTCTGGCTGTGGCTCCCAACCCGGCACGAGCGCTGGAACACGTCGCGCACCTGGATCGACCCGATCCGGCCCTCACTCAGGACCAGGTGGTAGCTGGCCGTGACCGCATTGCTGGCGTCGTTGCTGAAGCGGGCCTCGGTCGCGGCCGGGCTGATGAGCACCCCGCCATAGTCGCCCACCCGCTTGCCGAACACGATGGGCACCGGTTCGCCGATCACCGCGGCCCGCTGCTGAGTGTCGAGCTTGCTCTCCCCCTCGGCGCCGGCGTCCTGCAGGGCGCCGCGGATCAGCCCCTCCTCGAGGGCTTGCAGGGCCAGCGGGTCGCTGCCGATCAGGGCGCTCATAGCCGGCACCCCTTGCCGATCAGGCCGGTGGTCATGGTTCGCGGGGGGATCTGGGCCCCGACCGGAGACAGGCTGCTGCCGAGTTCCAGCTGCAGCTCGGTCAGGGTGGCGCCGGCGTTGACCACCTCGCCGGTGAACGTGCCCACCAGCGTCTGCCCTGCCAGCGGCGCGGTCACGCCGTCGTAGGCGTCGAACTGGTAGGCCTGCAGGGTGAACAGCCAGCCGCTGTCGATCGCCCGCTCGAGCGCATCAACCACCAGCGGCGACGCGGGGGCGCTGATCGTGACTCCGCCCTCATCGCCCGTCGCGCCGGAGGTGATCCCTGACCCAGTGAAAGGCTGGTACAGCCAGCTGGCTGCCGCCCAGGTGACGGTCTGGTGAGCGTAGAAGTTCTGCCACCGGTGGTAGGTCGTGCCGGCCGCGTCGTGGATGCGCAGGAACTGTGACTGGGCCCTCGCCATCAGCGCACCCCCAGCGCCCGGCGCCCGGCCGGTGTGCGGATGCGCGCCAGGGTCGACGCCTCGGTCTGCCGCATCGCCCGCTCCAGGTCAGCAATGCTGACCCACTGCTGCCCGTCCTGCTGAAGCACCGGGCCGGTGGTGATGTTGATGGAGCTGGGCCCGACCACGCCGCCGCCTCTGGCGCCTGACAGGTAGCGCGCGGAGGCGGCGGCCATCTTCGATTCGGGGATGATGTATTCCCTCTCACCGCCATCGCCGACCATGGCCAGGGTCGGGCGGTTGACCACGCCGCCCTCGGCGAATCGCGGGATTGTGAGGGTCGGGATCAGCGGCAGGTCCGGCGCCGTTGGGATGGCGTTGTAACCCCTGATGAGGGTGTTCACCGCATTGACGGCGCCATTCACCCCGGATTCGATCGCCCCCAGGATGCCGTTGAACACGGAACGGATGACGTTGCCGAGGGCCTCGAACGGCGCGCGCACCGTGCGCACCATGTTCTGGGCCAGTCGGCCGACGCCAGCGAAGAAGTCGCCCGCGACCTTGAGCGCCCCGCTCCAGAGGCTGGACAGGGCCTGGCCGATCGGCTGCAGCCAAGTGCCGAACGTCTTCGCCAGCTTCATGAACTCGCCGCCGATCCAGGCCAGGAACTCAGTGATCGGCTTGCGGAAGGCGATGGCCATGGCGACGACCGCGGCGATGGCGAGGATCGTCCAGCCGACGGGGCCGGAGAACAGGGCCAGGATGGTGGGAACGAACGTGCCGCCCAGGAACGTCAGCAGGCCGGCGAAGGCGGCGATCACGCCGGGGATTGCCGGGCCGATCGCGGCCAGGGCAGACGTGACTCCGACGATGGCGCCGGTGACCGGGCCCCAGGCGACGACCAGCAATCCGGCCAGGATGATCACGTTCTGAACGGGGCCAGGCAGGGCGCTGAACGCATTGGCCACGCCGATGATCACGTCAGCGATCGCATTGAGCGCTGGCATCAAAGCGGTGCCGAGGTTGACGCCGACCTCGGTCAGCTTCGTCTGCACCGAGACCAGCTTGTCGTTGAGGCTGTCGGCGCCGCGGGCGAAGTCCGTCGTCATCGTTGCGCTCAGGCTCTTGACTGCCTGACTGCCGCCGTTCAGCAGGGGAATCATGTCTGCTCCGGACTTGCCGAATAGAGCCATGGCAGCCGCCGACTTCTCCGCGCCATCGGGCATGGCGGCGAACTTGTCCGCCACCTCGAGCATGATCTGGTCGGTGCTCTTTAGCTTGCCAGTTGCATCCGTTGCGCTAACGCCAAGGCTCTGCAGAGCCAGCGTTGCCTTGTCATTGCCGGTCGCCAGGTTGCGGTTGAGCTTGATCATCGCTCCGCCGACACCCTCGATGCTGGTTCCGCTGGCGTCAGCCGCTTGCTTGAACCTGCTCAGCTGCTCAACGCTGACGCCGGTTTTCTGCGCCAGATCATTCATGTCGTCGGCTGCGTTGATCGCGCCCTTCGCCATGGCTGCCAATCCGACACCGGTCACCGCGGGGGCCAGGGCCCCGAGTGCGCCGCTCAGTCCGCCCGCAGCGCCGACCATGCCGCGAAGGCCGCCAGAGACCCTGGTGGCGGTGTCGCCCATCCGGCCAATGGTGCGGCCGAGCGCCTGCACCTTCTCCTCGCCCACCACATCGGCGACGATCTTCAGCAGCGCCTGCAGTTGTGCCATCAGCTCTTCGCCTTGCGGTTGATCTTCTCCCTGGCGTGCAGCTCCATGGTCTGCAGGTCATCCAGCAGCTGCAGATCCACCGTCACCCCCAGCAACTGCGCCAGCTGGCCCAGGACCGGGCCATAGTCCAGGCCGATCACTCCCGACGACGTGGCCCGCCATTGCGTCTGGCTGCGCTGGAACAGCAGGACCACGGGCCACAGCTCCGCCCACAACCGGTAGTCTACCGGCGCCAGGTGGTGCGGCTCCAGGATCACCCCATAGCGCGCGGCATCGGCCTGCAGCTGCGCCGTGTCCCGACCTGATCGCATCAGGTGGTCAACGGCGCCGGTCAGTTTTTTGCTCGTGCCTTCTCGTGCGCCTCGAAGAACGTCACAACCAGCGCATCCGCGACACTTGCCACCTCCAGCAGTTGGCGCTTCGTTTCGGCGGTCACAGGCACCGGCGTGCCATTAGCCTCAGTGATGCCCTCCCATCCGTCGAGGATCTCGTCTGCGATGGATTGCGTCGGGATCTCCTCCAGCGGTTCGTTCCGTGCCACAGCAGCCTTCATCGCCTGGTACTGCAGCTGAACCGCTTCCATCCGACTCTGAGGGAGCCGACGGTAGATCGCATCGAACTGGTGCGTGCGAATCCGACCGCCGTCCTGCACCTCGCGGATGACGATCGGCCACTTGAACGTGGGGGACTGCTCGAGGATGAACGCCATCAGGTCAGGGCCAGGGAGAACACGCTGGTGCCGGAGCTGTTGGGCAGGCACCGGAACGGCAGGGTGATGTGGGTCACGCTGTCGCCATCGTCAAGCGTCGGGCTGTCGAAGGCGCACTGGGCCGCGGTGAACGTGATGATGTTCCCGGCGGTGCCGCCGTGCACCCAGGTGATGGTGCCGGTGGTCTGGTTGCTGGCGATCGTCAGGAAGTCCTTCGTGGCGAATGCCGGCAGCTCGATGGTGATTGATCCGGTCGGCTTGATCTCAGTGATCCGCACCTGCTTGCTGCAGCCGGCCTTCTGCTCAAACGTCATCTCGACGCCCAGGTCCAGGCTGAACTCCGTCATGCACGCCGAGAACCCGTGCACGCTGACGGTCGCCGTGTTGTCGGCATTGACCGCCAGCGGGGCGGCCTGGTTGGTGTAGGTCGGAGTCGGCAGGGACAGGGCTGACGGGGCGCCGTAGATGCCCATGTGATCGAAGGCGATCGTCGGAATCTCGCCCACGCTCATGCTGATCTCAGCGCTGCCCCGGATGCCGGTGATGATCTGCTGGCTGCCGTTGTCGGCATAGAAATCCGCCGTGTAGCTGCTGAACCCGCTCGACACCGGGGCGTAGGTCACCGTGCCGGCGCCGATGGTCTCGCTGCAGCCCGAGGCCTTCATGAGGGGGCCCCAGCGAGGGGCGGTGCCAGCGGTGCCGCTGCCAGCCAGTTCAGCCGTGGCCTTGAACGGAACCGACCGCTGGCCCACAATGCTGGCCCTGTGGCCCATATAGGCCTGGATGGTCTCGCGCTCAACCAGCTCCAGTGCGAGCGGCTCCACGTCCAGCTCGGTGAACAGCAGGGCGTCGGTGTTCGCCGGTGCGCTGCTGGTGCCGTAGGTGCTCTCAGCCTTGACGAGGGCCAGTCGGTTGCGCCAGAGGGGCATGGGTCAGTCCTCGGGGATGGCAGGGGTTGGCATCGGGCATGCCGGCTGTGGCTCGGGCTCGCCCGGAGGCAGCGTCTGCTGAGTGCAGACCCACTCGCCGTTCTGCAGCTCGTAGGATCCGCCAGCGGTTGGCAGCGGCGGCAGAGTCTCGGGCACGTCCTGGGCGGCAGGTTCTGCCGGCAGTCTACGTCTAGGCATTGTCAAGGGTTGCGGCTGCGGTGCGGAAGCGGACCTGGTAGATGTTCACCTGCCAGAGGCTGGTGAGATCCGCCTTGTCGCGCTGCGGATCTGATGACGTGGGGATGATGTTGATGGCCAGGCCGCCCAGGGTGCGGTCCGCCATCAGGACCCCATGGGCCGACACTCGGATCGGATCGGCCAGGGTGTCGGGCACAGCGCCGCGAGTGTGGATGACGACGGCCACGTCGAGGGTCCAGTCGAGCTTGCAGGTGGAGACCTCCTGACATCGGCTGCCGGCCGGCTCGACGATCAGCGCCGGGGCCTCGTCGCGGCTGAACGCTTCGACCCGGCTGCGATAGACGGTGCCGATCCCGGCCGTGGCGTCCAGGATGTTGGCGATGTGGGCCAGGATCTGCTCTTCGCGTGATGCCATGGTCAGGCCTCGGGTTCCGGTTCAGTACCAGCCCAGACCTGACCGGCAGAGCCATAGGGCACGCGGTACGGGCGGAGGCTGGCGGGCAGGATGGCGCGGTTCAGGATGACGTTGACGAATGCGCCGGGCACTGGGACGGGCGGCGTCAGCTCCTCGCCCGTCTCGGGGTCGTAGGTGCCGGGGACCACAACGTCGGTGATGAGCTGGGCCTG